GCCGCCACCGGTGTCGACCGCATCAGTGTCGGCGCGCTGACGCATTCAGCCATTAACTTTGATCTAGGGCTCGACTGGCAGTAGCAGCGCGGCAATTACCATTGAAATCACCCCACAACTTGAATTACTGTAGATTGAACTACTGCACGCACCGCGTCGTTGCTGCTAAGTCGTCCGGCAGAAGTTTCCGGTGCACCACTACAACACTTCAAGGCAATTCGCTTCAATGTCGTATGCAGATTTGTTTGTTGGCGCCGTGGCTACCGGTATCGGCGTCTGGGCGATTTACTCGGCGCTGTTCAACTACGAATGGTCGTACCAGCTGCACAAAGCACGCTGGCTGGAAGACCGTGTTGGCCGCAGCGGCGCGCGTGTTGTTTTCGCGCTGGTCGGCATTGCACTAATTGCTATGGGCGCCGCCATCGCTATGGGCTTCGCCCCCAATAAGTCGCACTCGCCCCGTGCACTGCGTGTTACCGGCCCTAGCGAAATTTAGTTGCGTGCCTAACTGTCGCTAAGTTCCGTGAGTAACTTCCACGCCGGCAATTCCCCCGCTGGCGGCTGCGGTACTGTTAAGCTCCAGCACAAACGTTTTTACGCCGCTGCTGCTATGCCCGGTGGGAGTCAGCACAGGGCCTGTTGCTGGCGTCAACAGCCGGGCGAAATTAAACGTTGTGCCGCCTGCCGGATGAAGCAGCGTAATGCTTCCCGCGGCGCCTGCGGCAGACTGTTCACGCAAGTCCTGGCTGCTGGAGTCAAACGGGTGAACCGTCTTCAGCGTTATGCTTCTTTTGCCGGGCCTTATACTGGTGGCCGAAACAGAATGCACAAACCGCGGCTGCAAATGGTTGTTCACGGTCAGCTCAAACCCGCTAAAATCACGCGCGGCGCCGCCCATGGTCAACAACGCGTCTTCCATCCGGTACGGCTGATCTGCGGCGGCGTTTCCAGGCGCCACTGACGGAAAGGTGTCACTGTTTTGTGTAACGCAGTCAACACCAGCAAGGTCCAGCTGCAGCTCTAGAAGCCGGCCCGCACCGCTGCGTAACACCGCCCGCGATACATAACACTGGCGGTAAATAAACACCTGCGAAACCCTGTCGATCATCACCCCACAGGCGGGCAACGTCTGCGACACAGCGTACACGCCGTCGACCGCGGCGCTGCCAAGAATCCGTGGCAGCCACTGGCTAAGTGCATGGGGCGAAGGGTTTATCCACAAGCTGCCAGCGGTTTCACCCGCTACCTTCCTGGCGCCAGCAGCCTGCGCTGAACGGCCTGAACCAGTTCCCGCATGCACAGCAAATGTATCGCGTTGTTGCAGCGATTCATCAATCAGGTCAACCGCCTGGCTATCGCCGTCAAACACGTACGGCCCGGCGCCATTTTCAACTGCCGCCCGGCTGTGCGAAAAAGTAGAAACCAACGCTCACATCCTTTCCCGGTGAAAAAGCTGCATCGTCTAGCGGATCTCGCGCGAGCGGAAACCAAGCAGCACGCCGCCGGTATCGTATTGCGCAAGCCACGCGTTTTTGTCAAAGGCCGGCAGCGGACTAACGTCGCAGTGGTAGACGCTGGCCACATCGCTTAGCCGCCGGTGCTTAAACGCGTTGATAATATCTTCGCGCCACTGCAACGCTCTTTCTAAATTGGCGGTGGCGTCCTGATTGGCAGCTTGCACCGTGGCGACCTGCACCAGGTAAATAAGATCGTCGGCAGCAGCAGTCGCCGCCTCGACCTGCGGTCCCTCTTCCGGCGTAATCACCACGCCGGGCAGCGCCGGCAACAGCCCTTTGCGGCCTACCGCGCGCTTTGCCACTACAACATTGCCGTCGCTGATACCATCCAGCTCCAGCCCTAAAATAACCGACTTTACGGCTGAAAGGATCTCGCCGGTCTTTGACATCAGTAAGCCCTTAGGTAGAGGTTGAATTTAAACTTCCGGCTGACAGATGCACTTCCACTGCGTGTCCCACATCTGCCGTACAACGCTCGTCACGCGGAACCGGCTATTCGATTCGTCCGTAATCAAATCGCCGCCCGCAGGAGTAGATCCGGCCAGCGTTGCATCCCAGAGCACAAATTCAACTGCCGCCGGTTCAAACTGCACCACGTTGCCTGTCAGTGGCTGCTGCTGCAAATCGCCCCGCAGAGCTTTGACATCTGCAACGGCCGCCCCGGTGGGATTCGCCGGTGTATAGGTAACGGTCTCTACGCCGTCCACAAACGCATGACTGCCGCTATAGAGCGTATAAGCTGCTGACCGCGATGTCATAGAAAACCTTCTAGAAGAAAAAGTATAAGGCGCCGCTAATCTAATTCCTGCTCGATCTCCCACGGACCGTTGTCCGCAATATCTTCAGCAGCCGCTACTTCGCCGCTGCGCAACAATGCGGCGTCAATTGCTTGCAGCTCGCGGTACAGGCTTTGTTTGTAGCCAGTGTGGTCGACCGTGCTACCTTGTCCCGCCGCGTTTGGTTTGCCACCCGCCGCCGTGGAACTTAGCGTTGCAAGTTCGGCAGCCACTGCCGCCCGCCGCGTTTTTAAATCAGAAATATAAGACATTGAATCAGCCTTCTTCCGCCCGGCGCCAGCATCGCACCGGGCGGATCCAGATATCACATTGCAACCGCCCCTCAGCACAACCGCCCCGGCGCCACCGCTACCGCGCGGCGGCGGGAAGCAGGCTGCCGGGCAGACCGGCGCGCTCGTACTGCTGCTTGATATCCTGCACGCGGCCAGGGCTCAAGCACGCGACTACGAAGGCGTAGCTGGAAGGTTCCAGCACAGCTTTACGGGCGGTCAGCCGGCCGCCGCTTTCTTCAGCCAGGCAGTAAATGCGGATGGCTTCGCTCTCGTCCGGTGCATGAATGACGGCTGGCGGCAACGTCTTCCTCTTCCCATTGGCAAAGCCCCTGCCCACTACCTTAAACTTGTACCGGGCCTTGCCAGCCGGAGCAAAGCTTCCCGCTGCTTGCAGCGTCGGGCCGCCGGCGATCAGCTGTTCGCGCTCAGACTGCAAAGCTTCAATCTGAGCACGCAAGCCGGCGGTTTCGTCTCTTGCAGTTCGTTTTACTGACATAGATGTTTCTCCAGGGATTGAATCAGAATCTAAGTGTAAGGTTTTACAGAATCTAAGCCGTACACTTCACCATGCGGCGTGGCTCCAGGACTGCAGCGGCGCCGCGTTCTGAAGCTTTAAACTGCAGCACAATGTCGCGGTGGAATTCGTCGTGGCTGTTGCTCTGAGCCTGCACGACCGTTACCGGCCAGTTTTCCATATAGGCGAATGCCCGCTGCGGATCACCGATATACCAGGTGCTGGCGCTGCCCGAACGTTGCTTAACGTACTGGCTTGAAAGAATACGGTAGCCAGCCTCTGATATCGGATTACCGCCATGCGAAACCGTAGCCGGCGTTGTGCTGCCGCCGGCGCCGTACGCCACAGCCGTTGCATTGACAATCCGCCGCGCTGTGTGCTTCAACGCAGTTGGCACGATGATAGTGTCGGGTTTAACGTCAACCGGCTCGCCGGTGTTAGGATCGGTAATCGCGTCAAACAGCAGTTCAGCGGATTCAACGCTGGTCCAGTCCACCAGTGCGTTTGAAGCAGACAGGTTATCAAAGTCACCGCTGGTATGAGAATTCCCATAGGTCGCCTGGGGCGCCCCGCCATTGCGGCGGTAAACGGTTGAAATTCCCAATGCCACATCCAGGCAGCGTTTTTCCTTATTCACGCCGAGAAAACGCCCGACTTCGCTGGCGCGGCGTAGCACCAGGCTGGTGCGGTCAGCGAAAATCGCTTCGCGGGTCACTGGCACAATCAGCCCGCGTTTAGTGGTTACGGGAGTCTCGACCCACTCTTCATTTACACCGGCTACCGGGTAGTTCCGCCCTTCGGCAATTGCTTCGGCTTCGTCGCCCACCAGGCCGATGCCCGCAATCTTCTCGCCGTCAAAGCCGGTCGGAATTGTTTCGAACAACTGATGCCATAGCAGTTCCGGTCCGGTGAAAGCATCGAGCACCCGGCTGTAAACAATCTGGCCGGTAATGTTGCTGAAGTCCGTGGTCGAAACGGCGCCGGCTTCTAGTATGTTTACGCCGCCCGTGTTGCGTGGGTTCCACAGTTCGACAATTTCGCGGCCGTTTTCAACGCTTTCTTCAAACAGCATTTTCAGCGAAAACATGCCGTAATCCAGCCGCCGGTCGCGCAGCTCGCAACGTGTGCGTTCCATATGCGACTCCAGCAGTCCTTCGCGTTCTGCCTGGCGATGTAACGCCACATAGTCACGGGCGAATTTACGCTGCGGCGAAAGATGATATCCCATTGTTTTCCTACTATTAGATTTTGTTTCTACAAGTCCGGAATATGTACAAAAAACCTGCACCGCACCCGGCTACATTTTTAGTGTTGCATTAATACGCGCCAGACAGCACATGCAGCATGAACCTGTTACCGCAGCTGATACGCCAAGGCGTAGTCGACGTTTAGGGTTTCTTCATTGCTGCTGCCTGCCTTCACACCAAAACCGGCATCCATTAGCGTGGCGCTGGAGATGCTTTTTCCGCTCATCTTGTAGACAAGCGTCCCATCGATAAAGAACTTTGCATCTACTGCGTTGTTGCGGGGGCTTAGCTCAATGCGCAGCTGCTGATAGGCAGCGCCGCCCGCGGTTTTAGCCAGCCGGTCGTAGGAATTTTCGGCGTTCAGCTCGACGATGGTCTGGGTGGCGCCGTTGGAGTAGATCACGCGCCAGTTAAGCTCTCCGTCCACTTTGTAAAATGCGGCGCCAGAGAACGAGGTTTTCATACCGCCGCCATCGTCAACCAGCGTATTGGCGCCAATAGCGTCTGCCAGCCCGAAGAACACGTTGGCGGCGTCGGTGTTTGCTTCGGCAAATTGAAGGTAGGCTTCAGCGGTCAGCGGTTTGTCATTGGCAAGTTTGAACTGGCCGGCAGTCGAATGCAGATACGCTTCGTTGTTATCGGTGGCGCCTGTAACGCCCGTCGCCACGCCGCCGGTTGCACTGGCCACCGACCAGGCGGCGCCACTGTCGCCGCTGGTGTCTGTCCAGCGGCCGCCCGGAACTAACTGCTCGAAGTCATCAAAAAAACCATGCTGCCGGCGCGCAAGCAATGCAAAGTCCGGTAACGCAACAAGTTTTGTCATACTTAGATCCTTCGTGTTAGAAAATATGGTGTTGAGTAAATTCTGTTTACCGCGTTAGTAAGAATGGTTTTGCGGCGGCGGGTGCTGGCTGCTAACGTCCCAGAGCCGTGGCGATACCGTGCTGGGTGCGGTCAGCATAGGACTGCAGATTGCGGGCAATGCCGGGCGAAGATGTTGGCCGTGGCGCCGCGGGGGGCTGCCACGCTTCAATCAGTTGCTGCCGCTGCTCGTCAGAGTCGCAGGATTTCAGCGCTTCAATGCGATGCTGCGTGGCAGGGCACTGGTTGTGGAGCAGCAGCGAGTGACAGTGTTGTGTCGCTGCCGCATCGTCCTGCTGTTCCTGCACACGGGCTTCCAGGCCGGCAATGCGGCGCCGCAGGCTAGCGATAACGGCTGCATCGCTCTGGCTTCCGCTGGGCGGTGTTGTTTGCGGGTCGTCTGTGTTTTCAAACAGGCCGGCTACGGTGGCAGGGTTCTGCACCAGGTCAACGCTGTGCACACCGGCGATGGTTTCGACAATCGTGCGTCCGCCCTCGGTGCGGATCTCGCCCTCGGCATTGTGTGAAAGCCCCAGCGTGCCCGGCATTTTTGCGGCGGCCTCCATCACCATGCTGGCCAGAGGGTGGCCGGTTAATAGAAAAAGGTCACCGTACACGCCGGTTGTCTGCACCTTGACGTTGCGGAGCACTCCCAGGCGGTCGGCCAGGCTGCGGCTGCCGGGCGGGTCGTGGTGGCCAGGATGGTCCAGATTGACCCGCACGCCTTCGTACAAAGCTGCCGCCTGCCGTATAGCTTGCGGCGTGTATTCGCGGCCATTCCGTGACCGTGGACCAAGAATTTTCACACCGCGGATCACGCCCTCTGTGGTGTCAACGCGGCCCTGGATCTCGTGAATGTGTTCTGTAAAACTGGTAGTTTTCATCTGAAACGCGTTCCTTATAAAAGTTGCACTATCCGCGGATGACGAAGATGGAAATGGTTGGCGGCAGCAAGACGAGGCGCCGGCAGAACTAAGCGCCGGCAAGACTATGGCGCCGGTAGGAGCAGGCGCCGGCAAGAACTATGGCTCTAAGGTGCGGCCGGTTTCAGCGGCCCATGTGCGGGTTGAAATCACCCCTGCACGGTGTTCAATTTCTTTCACTTTGGCATCGTGCAGCGCGTTGCGGGTCGCGATAGCGGGAGGGGTAACTTGCAGCTGCACCAGGCTGCGTAAAGTTTGAAACGGAAGGCCGAAGCGGTTGAAGAAACCCGCAGCGTGCGCCATCGCGACTGCTTTCCACATGATGCGTTTGAACCGGCTGGCGAAGAACCGCTGATCGGCTTCGCGTGACTTTACAAACGGAGACTCCGCCACCAGGGTGCTGCTGTAGTTGGCGTTGCTGGCGTCGCCGCTGACCATGTATTCGGGCATTGACCACCGCAGTCCTGCGTATCGCAACAGCGCCTGTTCAATCAGCAAAAAGTTGGGTGCGTTACTGCTGCCCATGGGCGCCGCCCGGTACTGGGTGCCTTGGGGTGTGTGCAGCACCTTGCCGGGGCGGATCGTGCGTTCCTGCGTTGTCCGCGGGCCGAGTCCGGTGGCCCGTGTGATCTGCCGTTCAGACTGCCCCGCTACCAGGCTGCTGACCTGCGACCGGGTAACGTTGGCCGCGTGTTCAACAATGTAGGCAATGGCTGCTTGAATTCTGGCGCCGTGGGCTGAGTTGGCCAGCACACCTTCAGCCTGTTCCAGAAACTGCTTGACGGCGTAGAACTCGCTAACGCCGCGTTTTACATTCCGCCGCCCGCGTTTAACATGTTCAAGCAAACCGCTACGCGCCCGGCGCGCCAGTGCGGGATCTTCTGCTGCAAAGTAATCCCATTCCGAACCGCGATCGTCGTACGCCACATGATAGCCCAGCGGCTGGTCCGGGCGCCCGCTGGCAGTATGCACGCCAAACGCCCAGCACGAAGCCATTTCGCCCACGCCCAGCCACTCTTCCAGCGGCCTTGGATTATCAGGCGCCGTCAGGCAGGCAGCTTCAATCAGTGTTGCCCGCGTCTTCCAGCCATCGGGTTTCAGCGCGACAAATGCTTCGCCATCTTCACGGCAGCGGGCATGCACTTCGCGGTCTAAGTCGCCCTGCCAGTCGTTGATTTCCAGAAAGGTATCTACAACATGCTGCACTGTAGCTGCTAGTTCAGCCGGGGGATTGGCGCCCGGCGCCGTCCGCGCCTGGTACTGAAAACCACCGCCAATGGTGTAGTTGGTCAGCACTTCGAGAATGTTCACAGCCGGCGGCAGCATGGCCACCATCGCCTGCCCGGCGCCACGTATGGCGGCCAGCTGCTGCTCGGTTTCAAACAGCACCCGGTCTTTGCCGCCTGTGCGGTCACCGATAGTAGAAGGCGCGGTAGTGGCGGGCTGTTGCGGCCCGTCGTACAGATATTCGCGGCGGTCAACCAGATCGCCAAAACCTTCGCGCAGGTCCACCTGCTGGGCGGCAGCGTCCAGCGAAGCAACCAGCGGCTGTAGTTCCGCCACTTCCAGCCGCAGCTGCAAGGCTTCTTTCTGCTGCCTTAGTTCCTCCAGAGAAGTCATCTACCAGCCTTTTCAAAAAATGGGCGTCGTTAGAAGCAGCCTGCGCCGGAAGCAGCCTGTTAGCGAAGTGACATAACCGTGTTATCCGCCGTTACCCGCGTTGTATGACACATGTGTGTCACTTTGCAATGAACTCCGGAGAGAAGTTGCGAAGATACTTCTGCACAGTTGTGGTCGACACTCGCAGCCGCGCGGCGATGTTCCGCACGCTGGCGCCCTGTGACCGTAGCCGGCGGATGATTTGAATGTCAGCAGCTGCAAGTGGTGTGCCCGGACGCGCCATAGCGGACCTTTCGTAAAGGATGATTAACAGAAATATTGCTTGCTTTAGCCCTGCATGGTTTCAGCCCAGCGCAGCGCCATTTCCAGCGCATCGGGGCCATCGTCGTGCGCTGCTAAGGGGAACTCAGCCAGTTGCGAAACCAGCAGCCGGCCGCCTGGCGTATTGCGGATTTTTAACCGCCCGGCGCGCAGATGCGGATCGATGCGGCGGATGCGGTTAACCTTGGCCACGCTGAAGTTTTCGATGGTATGCACCAGGCAGCCGTTGATATTCAGCTCGCGCAACCGGGGCTCGAACATCGGCGCCAGCAGGTCCTGCCAGGCGTTGCCTTCAATCCCTAAAGCCTCAGGCTGAAAGCTGCGGCACAGCTCAACGCCGTCGTCCACCATTTCACCCGCCGAGCGGCGTTGCAGGTTGGCGTCGGCGTAGTAAGTTCCGTCGGCTCCGCGGCCTAGCATTACATAGGCTGAGTAATCGCTGTGGCGGCTGCGGCCCTTGGAAGGATCAAGCGTGATGATGCGGGCGCCAAGCGTGGCGGGCCAGGTTTCGAAGTAGATGTCGTTAAAGTACCGGGCGGGCCACTCGACGGCGGCATGTCTGGCCGGTTGCTGCTGGTACAGCGAAAGCCACCAGTACAGAGAACGGTTGTCGCGGATACGTTCAAGATCAGCCCGGCTGTACCGCTGCGGCCAAAGTGCTTCGCCCGGTTTGCGGCCCAGCTGACAGTTTTGCGTGGCGAGCGCTGGCAGGTTGATAACGCGCCAGTCTTCGTTTTTCATATCGCGGAGGCATCGTCCGGCTAGGTCATCGCGGTGCCAGCGGGTCATAATCACCACCACGCTGCCCCGTGGCTCAAGCCGGGTCAGGGCGGTCGACTCCCACCATTCCCAGACTTTATTGCGGAAGACTTCGCTGATGGCCTGCTCTGCGTTTTTGACCGGGTCGTCTACAATCAGCACATCGGCGCCTTTGCCGGTGAGCGGTCCGCCTGCTCCGGCAGTCACCATGCCGCCTTCGTGCCCGGCAATGTTCCATCGCTCTGCGGCGTGCGAATCGCTGGCGACCTGTAAGCCAAATAACCGCGCGCCGTGCTGCTGCATCACGTTCCGCGCAAGACGTCCGTACTTGGCGGCCTGCCCGGCTTCGTAACTGGCGTACATAATGTTGCGGTCCGGGAACACTCCCAGATACCAGGCGGGAAAGTACTGGCCGCATAGCATGGACTTACCGTGCCGCGGCGGCATCTGCACTATCAGGCGGCGGGTCTTGCCGGTGGCAATCGCTGTTAGCTCCCGGTCCAGCAGCGCCAGGTGCGGCGCCATCTTCCAGCGGCCGCCTGTGACGGTCGCCGCCATGATCCCCGGCGTGGCTCTTGATTGCGCATTGTCGCAGATATTCGACGTAGTCTTCGTCGGCAATGAGTCTGGCATGAAGGCTCCCGGCAGCACGTATCAGCGGATGATCAAGCAGTTCCGGCGTGGCTTCCGCAGCCGCACGATGTTCGTCAACCTGGTTCTGCTTTTCCATATCGAGCAAGCACTTGGCGGCGGCGATAGCTTCGCGCGGCGCCGTGGCCGGGTCGATGGCAATTGCGGCCTGACGGCTCATTACGGCCTGGCGGATGCGGTCTGGCAGATGCCACCGCGTTGATGTTTCAGGCATTTGCTGATCCAGTACTAAAGAATAGTATGCCTAATAGTTTTGCGTTTTCTTAGTATTAGATTTCAATTGTTTCTTATATCTGGCGGTGGCTGTCTTACAGATTCCGGCTAACAGCCGTTGCGCCGCGGGCGAGCGGTCTACGGGTCCGATATACTTAAACGAACTGGTCATCCGCGCCGAACGCCTGATATGCGTAAGACCTGGCTGCTGGCAGCGCCGCTGGAACTGTGGCCGGTGCGCCGTTCTCCATTGCTTTGAACGGTCAAGCGAACGGATAAAACCGGGGTGCCCCGTAGATATGGTCAGCCGCCGCCCGGCGCCACGGTGGCAGGCGCCCAAGGTGTTAAGCAGATGAAACGCCAGTCCCAGTCCCTGGTAGTCCGGTAGCACCACCACACGGTGCACCGTATAAAGCGGGTCGGCGTCCCGTCTTGCCGGTCTTCGCATTACTGCGCAAAAAGCGGCTAGAACCCCGTTGAGCCAGAGGCCGTAACATCGCGACGACACATGCAACGTATCGCTTAAATAGTGAAACTTAGCGAACATGCTCCAAGCGGAGCGGTTGACCGGTCCAACCACGCAGTGCTGTGGCGGGCGTTGCCAAAGACAGTCCCGGGCAAAGTGTTTCGTCGCGGGGTTATACACCCAGTCCGGCTGCAGCCAGCCGAGAATGTCGTCGTGACACGAAACTGTCACCAGCCGCAGCGGTCTGCTTCTTCTAATGAACTTCTGCACCGCGTGACTCGCCGCGCGGGCTACCTGCCGGTTGACGACGCTGGTGAACTCGTCAAACACAACCAGCCCGTCGCTTTCAGCTAGCCGGCGGGCCAGCTCAACACGGAACTTCTCGCCCTGCGAAAGCACTGCATACGGCGCCAGCCACGACGGCAGGTTGTTAAATCCTACTGCCATACAAGCTTCGGCGCACTGCTGGATTGATAGGCTGTGGTCAAAGTCTTCGATGGCCGGCTGATCCGTCCATTCTAGTTTTGCAGCCAGCTGACGGGGCCATAACCGCTGGGCGATCTGGCTCTTGCCGCTGCCACTGGGCCCGGTAATGGCGCCAATCTGCCAGCGGTTGTCGTCAATTGGCAGGTCAACCTGCCAGCGCCTTTCAACCTTCTGCTGTGGTGGGCAATCGAAAATTGCCTCCAGCTGCCGTGTCCGGGGCGACCGTTTTACGGGGCTGGAAACTAGAATATCAAAGGCTGGCATTGAACCTCCTTCTCATCAAGCCAGCTCAATAGCTGCACCTGATGCGCTTCGTCGTCGCACTCGATCACAATCTTATACATCGGGTCGGCCGGCATCAGCGGAGCTGGCGGCGGGGCGTCTGGTTCGCCGGTCTTATACAACCCGGCGTCGTCGGCCACATCCGCCAGCATCTGGCTTAGTGCTTCGCTTCCGGTATTTACCTGGCGAAGCAGAGCGTCCAGGTGCACAGCGTCAGTATCCGCCATAGCGGTAAGGGGGTCGTGAGTCGCCAGCAGCATATCTGCTTCAGCTGCGGTTACATCAAGCACCAGCACCGGCCATTCAGCATCCGGCGCCACATCGGCGCGTAGATGTCCGTCGATTAGCATGAGCCCGTCGGGCGTCTCATAGGCCAGAACTGCATCAGCGATACCAACTTCGCTCAGTACGCCGCGCATGGCGTCCTGCTGCTGTTGCGGATGGGTCCGCCAGTTTCTGGGGTTGGGCAGAAGGTCAGAAGCTTTGACGCGCCGGAGCTCTTTAATGCGGTCGCGGATTTTCATGATGGTTTTCCTTCTATAAGGTTTCCGGGATTCGCGTTAAGCATCTCTATGGCTTTGCCCGCAATTGCTTTGAAATCTTCTTTGCTCTGAAACGGAACACTTACCTGGATGTCGCGGACAAAGCTCGAAACCGCCAGCAGTCTGGGCGCGAAAATCTGTAGAGTCTGCAGCGTGCTTTCTCCCGCAGAGTCCGGCAGCGCTACATCGGCAATCACCAGATCAAACGCCCGGCTTTCAAGCACGCGCACCGCATCGGCGGCGCGCTGAACGCAAACGCAGTTGTGTTGTGGCAGGTGCTGCTGCATCAGCTCACAGTGATGCGGGTTGTCTTCGATATATAAAATGTCAGCCAC